ATGGATCAGGTCGTTGTTTTTCAAAAGATGTTTGAGCAAGTGAGAAAAGAGCAAAACTTCTCCTGGTTTTATTCAGAATTAAAACATCACCGTATTGCACATTACATTTATTATCTGGCTACGGATAACATCAGAATTATTACTCACGATGATACGGTTTTGTTATTAAGAGGAACCAGGAACCTGTTAAAAGTTAGTACGACCAAGAACCCTGCTAAAATAAAAGAGGCCGCATTGCTTCATATTTGCGGAAAATCTACATTTCGGGAATACTGTTCAACACTGGCAGGCGCGGGCGTTTTCCGGTGGGTTACTGATGTTAATCATAACAAACGCAGTTACTACGCCATTGATAATACGCTTTTATATATTGAAGATGTAGAAAATAATAAACCATTAATCTAGCTAAAGTTGGATACTTAAGAAATGCTTCATAATTCAGTAAGGCATTAGCATAATGGAAATAAAAGTGCAGAGACTATCTCTATGGATGATTAATACTGTCTTTTTATTGTCACCCATAAATAATCACCAGACTAATACTATCAACTTGATATTTGAAATGTGATCACTTGACTTTTGATACGTTATTTTATAACGGTTAACATATTTATAAAAACAACGGCCGTGCCACACGTCCGTTTCAATACTTAACGCACATGTATTTTGGTTTAGTCATCATCCGGTTATATGTATTTTAGCCAGGAACAGGTTAAATCATTCCTATATAACTCAAAAATTGAAACCTTATTCTCATGTCATGCTTATATTCATTATTATCGTTATATAAAAAGGCAACCATAATGTTTAGCAAATTGGCACAAAGTAGCATAAAGGCTATGTTTTAATTACAGGATGTTCAGTCATTTGAATGTATAACATTATAGCTAAACAAATCTAAAACGAAGTCAATAATTTATTGCTTTCACAAAATCTCATTTTGTTTAACATCCATTGAGATTCCTTGCTTTAAATTTTATTTTATATAAGCCATCATTTTAATTAATTTATTTTTTTGAGGGGGGGGGGTAATATACTCATATGCAAAATCAAGAAATAAACATCCTAATGAACCATATTAAATACCGTGGGATAAGACATAACAAATGAAGTGGATAGTAATTGACACGGTAATTCAACCTACATGTGGTATATCTTTTTCAGCCATATGGGGTAATATGAAAATGATCATCTGGTATCAATCTACTATATTTCTCCCTCCTGGCAGTATATTTACACCGGTTAAGTCTGGTATTATCCTTAAGGATAAAGAATATCCTATTACTATTTATCACATCGCACCATTCAACAAGGATTTATGGAGTTTACTCAAAAGCAGTCAAGAGTGTCCTCCAGGAGAAAGCAAAATAACAAATAAATGTTTACATAATAGTTGCATTATAAAAATATGCCCATATGGGCTCAAGTAATGGGCTTCATATAAATATGCTCGATATGCTATTAATAATATCCACATAAATAAAACAACGGGCGTGTTATACGCCCGTTTCAATATTTAACACATGGAGAGATTACATGTTTTCGATGATCGCTTCACCAAACTCTGAACATTTCAGCAGCTTAGCGCCTTCCATCAGACGTTCGAAGTCATAAGTTACGGTCTTGGCATTGATTGCGCCTTCCATACCTTTAACAATCAGGTCAGCCGCTTCAGTCCAACCCATATGGCGCAGCAATATCTACGCCATAAATTCTTAAGAGACTGATTTTATTATTTATTTAACCAATGCATCGAATTTTTATTGCCTTAAACTACATTGTTTAACTTGTTGATTTAGATAATTTTAAGCTTCGTTTTGGGGAATAAATTATCGCCTTTGACCCAAAACCTATCGGCCATTACAACGTGGCGCCAGGGACTAAAGCTTTGCTCCTGAGCTAACGCGACGAGCAGTTGTACCTCGACCCGGTTCACTGGGTTACGCGCCAGGGTGGTGGGACAAACCGCCATTGATTAATGCGAAGTACTGATAATATAAAAAATAAAAACCGGGATAGAGTATCCCGGCTCAAAGTTAGTGCACCGTAAGCTTTGATGGATTATCAGAGATGTCGAATGAAAACTCATCCCCATCTTTATTGAAGCTGAAAGAATCAACATTATTTGTCTTAACGGACACTAAATCACCTAAAGGCCCATATACGCAAGTTGCCGTTCCACCGTTAGTAAACAACACTTCCTTGGTCACACCGGATACATTGGTAATTGTATTTACAGAAACCACGTTTGCTAAATTTTTTGGATAAGCATATTTGATTGACGAATAGTTGATGGTGAGCACGGTTCCACTATTGCTAATGGCAGCTCGATGGCCCCCATTCATCTCAGCCACCATACTCCCGTCTGGATAATAAGTCACTTTATGCCCATTTTGTTCAATAACTTTTTTCCCGTCGGAATACTCAGTTACTGTATTAATACCCAACTGAAAAACTTTCGGTTGTTCATTATCTGCCATTTAATTCCCCTTTTTTTCTCCTGAAGAAACCCCATCAACCTTTACTTACTTTGTTAATATACACAAATATTTTTATAAATCCGCAGCCTAGATCAAATAAATGCTCATTGTTTTCAGCTGAGCCCTATCGAACTAATACAGAAATGAACTAAACGAATAAAATTTTTCTATTCTAGAAAATTGATACTACTTAACCTGTAACAGGTCGGAGTATCTTGTAGTATAGCAAGGTGAAAGCATTTCCCGCTTCATCTGCCAGGCCGTTTGGATCCCCTGCCCTGCAAAATACAGCGTTCCCCTTCCGTCTTTCGCATTGAGATGGTCGAGTACTTCCATCAGTTTCTCGCTATTCCGCCGTGGCACGTTATCATCAAACAAGTTTAGCTGGGCCACCCCCTGACTGTAGAAATCCCCCAGCATCACTCCGGCTTTCTGGTAGCGATACCCGTCTCGCCAGATTGCATCGAGACATTCCGTCGCCGCTGTGATTATGTCCCGACTGTCCTGGGTCGGGGTCAATAGTTTCACTGATGCACTATTGCCGTAGTACGGCTCATTCAGAGCAAATGGGCTGGTTTTGACGAATGCAGAGATAAAGCGGCAGTACTGATGCTCACCACGGAGTTTCTCCGCGGCACGGGATGCGTATAAGCATATCGCCTGGCGCATCTCTTCGTAGGTGGAAATCCGCTGCCCAAAGCTGCGACTACAGACAATCTCCTGCTTTACCGGCGCGAACTCCTCAAGACCGAGACATGGCTCTCCGCGTAGCTCCCGCACGGTTCGCTCCAGTACCACATTAAAATGCTTCCGGATAAAACGGATATCGGTATCCGCCAGTTGCAGTACAGTTTTAATCCCCATGGCCTCCAGTTTTTTACTGATGCGGCGCCCGACGCCCCAGACCTCATCCACCGGAAGCAAAGCCATCAACTTCCTCTGTCTTTCCAGGTTCGACAGATCCACCACGCCTCCGGTCTGCCGCTGCCACTGTTTCGCGGCGTGATTGGCCAGCTTCGCCAGGGTTTTAGTCTGGGCTATGCCGACGCCGACCGTTAGGTGTGTCCTGCGCAGAACCGTCTCGCGAATTTCCCTGCCAAAGTCGGTAAGGTCGCGACAATTCCGAACTCCTGTCAGGTCGCAAAATGCCTCATCAATACTGTAAATTTCGCAGCGTGGAGAGAGTTCCTCCAGCGTTGTCATCACTCGGTTGGACATATCGGCATAAAGCTCATAGTTGCTGCTAAACGCGATAATACCGTGCCGGCGAAACACGTCCTTTTGCTTGAAATAAGGCTCACCCATTTTGACGAAGGGCTTCGCTTCTGGCGAGCGGGCGATCACACAGCCGTCGTTGTTTGACAGAACGACCACCGGACGCCCTTTCAGGTCAGGACGAAATACGGTCTCGCACGATGCATAAAATGAATTCACATCACAAAGCGCAAACATCTTAGCCAGCTGATTTAATGATGTACGTAACCACCCCGAACACGTCGAGAGTGTCCTCACTACCGACGACTATTGGCGAATATGCAGGGTTCATTGGGTTAAGCTGAACCCGCGGATGCAGTTGCAGCTTCTTAACGGTGAATTCCCCATCCACAGCAGCAATAACGATATCGCCATGAACTGCTGTTCTTGAGCTATCCACGACCAGAAGATCACCTTCCCCTATGCCTGCGTCTTTCATGCTGTCGCCGGCGGCTTTGACAAAATACGTCGCACTTGGGTGGTTAACGAGCAACTCGTTCAGATCAATACGTTGCTCAACATAATCCTGCGCTGGACTAGGAAAGCCGCACTGCACAAGGTCACTGTACAACGGGAGCAGCATGATCTGGCGTAACTCAACGGGCGTGTAGAACTGCATAATAAACTCGCTCACAAAATACTGTTTTTATATACAGTAGTTTTATTCGCTAATCTAATCAATAGAGGTTTTAACTATCAATCAGGAACACAGAGGGGGGGGAAACCAGTCACCTTTGAGCCCCTGATATTGGTTTCACTTAGTGATTATGTTGTCTATATGCCAGCTTTGAACTATCTTTTCTCAAAACCTGCTACTGCAAAATGGATATAAGATGTCACAGACGGACTTGCTGATTGTTGTTTTTACGCTGGGCATTTTAGCCTTTGGCTATTCCATATGGTTCATTTCGAACAGAATACTCTGCTCAATATTTCATAGACTTACAAAGAATATATGAATTGGGATGGTATAGACCAAAATTCATGGTCCTTGCTCCTCGACGTCGGAAGGTACTTACAGATCATCTTCGCTCTTAACCTATCACATCGGCACCTACTCCATGATGTAACAGCTCAGACCAGAAATATCTGGAAGCTTTAGGCATCTTCTTGGAAGATAGACGAGCGCAAAGACGCACACAGCAATGATGTTATGTAGTATTTTCCCCTTGAGTGTGCCTGCTCAAGGGGATTTTTTATCGCCGCATTGTACCGGCAAATTTTTGTAAATAGTCTTCACATCTACGCCTATCACATCTGCGATCTGTTGCCGAGTAGCGCCGTTCTCCAGCATTCTGCGGCACCGCTCCACCACTTCTTCAGTCATTACCCGGCGGCGGCCGCCGACTCTCCCCTGCTCCCTCGCTGCGGCTAACCCGGCTCGGGTACGCTCCACTATCAGCTCGCGCTCCATTTCTGCCAGGGCGCTCATGACGTGGAAGAAGAATCGCCCTGCTGGCGTCGAAGTGTCGATCGAGTCGGTAAGGCTGCGGAAATTCACCCCACGCGCCTGCAACTCTGACACGAGCGTAATCAGATCGCGCACGCTGCGGCCCAGCCGATCCAGTTTCCAGACCACCAGCACATCACCCGGGCGGAGCCGTCGCAGCGCTCGCTTCAAACCTGGCCGCCGGGCATTCTTCCCGCTGGCCATATCCTCGAAAACCAGCTCACATTCTGCGCGGATCAGCGCGTTTTTCTGTAAATCGAGGTTTTGATCCCCGGTTGATACCCTCGCATAGCCAATCAGCACGATCTAACTCCTTGAAATAGCTGATTGTAAAAAGCCGCGGCCATTCGCTCAAACCCTCGTTTGGGCGAAGCCTCTTTTTGGAGCAAAAAACATGGCCGAACTTAACCCGCCACTGGGCACGACGACGCCGGAAATATTCATGGACAACGTTAAGCGCGCTGACGAGCTGGTTAACGGTCCGGCCGGAACGGTTGACGACCGCGGCGGTGAACCACTCGATACCTGGCGCCAGATGATGGCGAAAAACGATGAGGTCAGGCAGAACCTGATCCCGCTCAGTAAGCAATACCAGACGCTGGCAGCGGCGCAGGCGGATATCGCGAATATTCCGGTGGGGTCGACCACGTATTACCGTAGCCCGGATGACAACGCGTTAGCTGTAGAAGTGATCAATAACGCCGGTACGCTGCAGCCTACCGGGCGGAAAATGCCATCTTATTCTTCGCTACGCGGGGCGAACATTCTGTTTGATGCTCTGAATGAATATTCAGCAAATGATCCTAAATTCGGTGCGTGGGACTGGTATCGCGGAGCAGTGATCACCTTCAGCACTACTGATGCCAATATTTCGTTACCGACTCCAGTGGCACAGTATTCCGGCGTATGGTCTGCAGATAAATATTATGACCTTGCCCGCCTGCCTGTAAGGGTTGGTGATAAGTTAACCTTTTCCGTGCTGGCGTGGTTCCAGGATGCCGGTGCTATGTTCCATATTTTCTGGATGTCCACCGCTGGCGCTGTTATTTCGTCTAAATCACAGCTTGCTCTGGCCGCAGGTATAAATACGCCGGTTATCACAGATGTCATTCCATCCGGCGCATCCTACGTCAGGATCCGGGTTGAAAATACTACGGCAGGGATATTTAAGGTCGGTGCTTATGCTGCTGCGTTGGGGGCTATTCAGCCTGATTTTGTTCGCGCCACGCCGGATAAAACTTATCTGTCAGCCGTCATATCATCCGGTATTTCGGGGTTAACATCACGCGTCGATGCGCTCCAGGGAGCTATCTCTGTTGGTTATGCTTATGCAGCTGCCTGGCAAGTCGGGAAATTTATCAACCCAACTACAGGGGCCATCACTGATAACTCTGCGCTGAACTGCGCAATCATTCCGCATTCCGACGGGGATGGCTGGCTGGTGACAGCCCTTGTGACAGGATCGGCGACTGCTCTGGCCGTGTACATGAACAGCGCCGGGATGGTATTGGGTGTTGAAGGGCGGGGAACGGCAACCCCGCAGCAGTATACTAATTATCGTCTTAACGTTCCTGCCGGGACAACACAGATCGGTATAACGGGTCGTAATTCTGCGGAAATTGCTGTTAAAAAACTTGCTGTCGTTGAGACGGCCAAAGTACTGGCATCGATCGATTCTCTGGATGTCAGGGTACAAACAATAGAGGACTCTCTTGTTTATGATTTTATTAAACACGACGTCACGATTACCTCAGGAGCATATATAAACCGTGCTGATGGCAGTGTGGTGGCAAATGCTGCATTTGACTGTGCAATTTTTAATTACACAGCAGGAGACCGCTGGAAAGTCACAGCGAGGGTTAACGGCAGTGGAGTTTCGCTCGCGGTGTATATGAACAGTGCCGGGACGGTTATCGGCACCGAAGGGAACGGTACTACAGAATCGGTGGACTACACCGATTACGAGCTAACACCTCCTTCCGGCACCGCCAAAATCGGGATCACCACCCGTATAGCCGTCCCCATTATTGCCAAAAAATATGTAGTCGTTCCCGGTGGTAGCACGGTCAGTCCGTGGTCTGGAAAAGTCATCGATGTGATGGGTGACAGCAACGTTGCTTATAACAAATGGCAACCTCTTGTCGCGGCAGAACTGGGCTGCACTTTTCTGAATCACGGGGTCGGTGGTTCGAAAATAGCCAAACCGGATAGCTCCTCAACGCAAATCAGCATGTGCGACGATGTGCGAATCAATGCTCTGGATACATCGGCGGCGGCGTGGATTTGCGGTCCGTGGGCAACAAACGACTGGGCGCAAAATATTCCGATTGGAAGTATCACCGACTCAGTGAATACAACCGTTTACGGCGCGCTGAACATCATCGCTCAGAAACTGCGGGCGCGGGCCCCAACAAAACCTATCCTGTGGGCCACGCCGTTCAATGGGGACTATGATTCTCCACGTTCAGCGGCATGGGTTGACGGTGAAACAAATGGCTATGGGCGGGTTTCTGACTATGCAGCGGCCATACGCGCCGTGGCGTTGCGATATGGATTCCCCCTAATAGACCTTAACGCTGACTGTGGCTGGACAAAATTCAATAGCACTAGTTTTTTATTAACCGAGGGGGATACAAATCCGTCCCGCATCCACCTCAATGCGGACGCGGGGCCTGTGCGTATTTCCTCACTGATAACCGATCGGCTTACTGCCCTACAGAAACTGGTGGGCTAGTTAACAGTGCTTATCGCGTAGTAGTGTTTCTAAAATGCTGTAATAAGAAATATCTGGAAATGTTTTGAATTATCCAGGAGTATATCAACGCGCAAAGACGCACACAGCAATAATGTCATTCATCGCTTTTCCCCCGGCGTGCCTCCGGGGGGATTTTTTAGTCCTTTATGACGTCGTCTTGTCCCGTCCTCAGGGAAGCTATAGTGGTCTTATTTCACGTGGTAACTGAAACTGAATACAGTACGAGTCAGCTTATTACGCGATTGATAAAATCCCTTCATAGCTCTGAGTGACGAGGTCAACCATATCCATTTTTTCAGCCTGAGAGAGTATTCCGCCCGCCCACACCCCTGTCATTGCAATATCCACAGCGCCTAAAAAATCTGACGTGATATAGGAGTAGCCAGCATAAATCGACTTATTCGGAACAGGGATTGCGCGGGCGGTAACAGCGACCTGTTCAGTCGATAACAGCTCACTGTTCGTCATTTTATGAAGCTGAACCATAGAGTTATTCACATCGAGGAAAACCAGATGGAATTTACTGGTGTCCAGTGGAGTCGCGAGGGTGGCGGTTGCTGTCCCGCTTGACCGCCCCACAATCCCCCTGATTTGAGGAATGGCCGGTTCAAAAACAAACGTATCCCCCTGCGGTTGTACAGCAGAGCCGAGATAGTTACCCATGCCCAGCGCTCTGGTAGTGCTTTTAGGCCGGAGTAACACCATCATGGTTTTAACCGGGTTATCCGTGACTTTCAGATCATAACCCCCCGCACCAACACCACCCGTAAACCAGTACGTGTTGATGACAGGTGCCCCCACTATGGTTGGCTCTTCCCCAAAAATAGCCCCAAAGTTCTGGCTGCCAAATGTGGCAATGCTCGCGATAGACGGCTGCGGATAACTCGAACCAATAATACAGTCATCATCCCAGACGGCATCAACATTAATAGATAATCCCTGATTAGACATAAGTACCTCACAACGTGATTTCAAACATGACGCAATAGTTATCCATACGGATAACCTCGCTATTAAGGGTAAAACTGATAATGTCGCCCTGGCTGTCACGCAGACAACCGCGCGGCCCGGTCAGGCGACCCGGTGACTGGCCGGTGGTGCCGCCGTGAAAGGCATACTGAAGAATGGCCCCGGCAGGGATATCCGCTGCCGTTGAGACAGTCACCGCGTCATAACGGATATTGAGGCTGGTCAGCGGGATAATCGCACGTGTGTCAGGGTGCAGTAGCCGGAAACCATAATTACCCGGATCAGAAACAATGCTGGTATCAAAGCTCAGCCGACCCACCGGATTCAGCCACACCGTAGCGGCGCGGCCCTGGCGTTGATGACTAACTGGCATCAGTGGTTTTGCCGCTTTGCCGTCAACCAGCGCCCGCTTTTCCATCACGGAAATATAAAGCCCCTGAATATAGGAACTTCTGGCGGTGAGGTGTGCGCCATCCGTGTAATCGTGAATGTACATCGGGTTCGTGAGATAGACATTTTCGCGTGTCTGCGCCAGCTCCAGCAGCGCCATCGGAATGGTGGGATAGGCTGTGTTCGGCGTCCGGTTTATCCAGCTGCTGAACTGATAAACAAAAATCGGCACATGGACTTCTTCGCCGCACACAGCTGAGGCGTGGGCATCGATCCGCTGTTGCATGGTGTCGAAAATAGCCTGATAGTCTGCTTTGGTGGTGCCTTTCGTCTGGTCTGCTTCGCCCTGCATCCAGTACATCGCCACAGGCCGGTAGGTTTTCCCGAGCTCCTGAGCGCGGGCGTAACCATAACTGATATCATCGAAAACTCGCTGAATGTACTTTCCGGGATACGCCGCCAGCACATCAATGGGTTGACCGCCCTCCGCCGGAACAGAACCCAGAATGATCAGATCATCCGGGTTAAAGCCATAGTTCTCGGCAATCATCAGTTCGTACCAGCCGCGAATGCTGGCCCCCATTGGGGTTTCCCATGCCTGGCCGTTATCGGTGTTTTTATACGTCTCGACGTAGGGAACCAGCTGAGCATGGTTTTCTGCCGAAGTGCCGGAGCCATCCTGCGCCCGTGCCCCACCGATAAAACGCAATGCGGTATACAGCGCGGCTATCGTAATCAGGGCCTGAGTATTCACGCCAGCGGCAAGCGATTGTCCGTAACCGATTTTATGGGCAATATCCGGCAGGCGTGAGTAAATGGACTGATTAAAATAGCGCAGAAATTCAGGGGAAATAATCGCTTTAACTTCCAGAGTTTCGGCTTTCAGCGATTTTACCTCTCCATGATTCGCTTCAATTTTCCCCGCAGCAAATGCCCCGTTTTTTTTGATACCCACAGCCGGACGATTTAACGTATCACGCCACGCCATAACGAAATCGCGGAATGTCGCAGTAGAAATGCTGGCGTTGGCTGGTAACCCTAAGATACTGGCAATCGTAAGATTGTTGATCTCAGCCTTCCCTGATTTCAGTACCCCTTTTTTATTAATGGCAAAACAAAGCCGTTTAAGGGTGTCATAAACTGAAACAGCGTTACCGTCAGCCACTAATGATAAAGCAGAATTCCCGATATTCAGACGTGATGACGAGATGATCGACGAAATAAATTCATCCGCTGAGAGCTTTTTTAATTCTGCTTTATTCGCCTTAATCCACCCGGCAAGCAACCGGCCCGCCTCATCCAGCCCTACCGAATAATTTTTTCGTTCATCCATAAAGGCAAGAGACATACCCGCTGGCGCATTCTGGCTGAACGTTGCTCTGATCAAATCAGTCATGATATTGACCAGCTCCTGAGATGGCATTTTCCGCCCGGTAGGTTGCAGCGTCCCGCCGTTATTCATGTACTCGTCCGCCAGCGCCCAGACGTCCTGGCTGCGAACATAGGTCGTGGAGCCAACGGGGATATTCGCGATATCTGCCTGCGCTGCCGCCTCATTCATATACTGCTTGCTGAGTGGGATCAGGTTCTGCCTGACCTCATCGTTTTTCGCCATCATCTGGCGCCAGGTATCGAGCGGTTCACCTGCGCGGTCGTTAATCGTTCCGGCCGGACCGTTCACCAGTTCGTCAGCGCGCTTGACGTTATCCAGGAATATTTCAGGCGTCGTCGTTCCCAAAGGCGGGTTAAGTTCGGCCATGTTTTTTGCTCCAAAAAGAGGCTTCGCCCAAACGAGGGTTTGAGCGAAAGAAAAGTTGAAAGGGATTTTTTTGGTATTAAGCAGCGTCGCCGGGGTATGTGGCGTCGTCGTACTGGTAGAACGATTCGAGGTATTCTTTTGCGGTGACCTGGCAGGTTCCGTCAGACTGCGGGGCGATCTCCTCTACAATGGCGTCGTAGACGTGGCGCGTTGAGCCGCAGAACACCAGGCGGATCGGCTCGATGGTTGCCGACGACAGGTCAACCCGCATGGGATCATCAAACTCGCTCAGGTGCGGGACTGACAGCTGAAAATCACCCACCCGGCTCGCCACCATCAGCCCGGATGCAGAGCCATCCTGATAGCGGATTAGCGCGCGGGGATTTTCGAAAGACCAGTCCAGCGGCTCCGTAACGGTGAACGTTGTCACGCCACCAGCCGTTGTCATCGCCTCCACCAGACAGGAAATTGTGTTGTTACCCGGAATATCATCCGTGAGCACAATGCGATCGCCCGTGTTGTAGCACAGCGCGTCCAGCTCGGTAGTGGTCTGGAACGTCACCCGCTGCTGCAGGTATTTCATCAGGCGACGCATGCCGATCTGGTAGGCGTGATCCTGATTCAGTACCCCATCGAGTTTGTAGTTCTCGATTTTCACCGGCGTGGGATTATCAGGCGTCCGGCATTTAACGGTCTCCTCCGCCCAGGTAGTCCCGTTGATGTATGTCACGTCGACGCCATCAAAATCATCGTCGGACGGTACGGTAAATCCGCTCTGCAGCTCCTCCACCATCTCATGCGGAGTGATCACGCCAGTCCAGGGCTTAATCCCCTCACGGTTGACCGTCGCCAGGCCATCACTCAGCAGAAAACGTGACTTCCCGGCATTGGCTATCTTCTGCAGCATTTCCAGCGCTGAGATACTGTCGCCCGTGGCGAAATCAAAATTTTCGCCCCGTGGCGTCCAGTACGCGGATTCCAGCGCGTTGATGGTGTCGACGTCCATCTCCAGCCCCAGCGAGTTCCCGACATGCAGCAGCGCCCCCGAAATGGTTCTGGCGGTTCCTGAGTCGTAGGCCCGCGTGGCCACAACGTTTACGCGGCGGTCCGACTGCGCCGCCAGCTTCCCACCCGTCTCAACGGTCACCGCCATCAGCGACACGCCGGGATAGGATGAAGGGCGCGTCAGCAGTCGCCCGCGCAGTGCCTGCCAGTACATCGAATCCCTGGCGTTGTTTGAGCCCTGCTCATTGCGCCGACGGCAGCGAACCTCTACCAGTCCCGGAGAACTGAGGGTGATCCGCTCAGTGAAACCTAACCCGTTGACGTTTTTCAGCGCATACTCGCCCTGGTGACTCACCCACCCCGATCCGGAACCGTAGACGCGATACTGTATCTCCCACTCAACGTGGCGGATCCGTTTTTTGCCCTTACTGTCAAAGCCGCAAATACCGTTCGGGAAAGAGAAATTCACCTCGAACATATCGACGGTCTCATTTTCAGGGCAAACCAGGAACGGCCCCAGCCAGCTCAGCGTGTCGTTAAGACCAGTGGCCTCATAGTCGATCATCGTCCGGGCGGTGAATCCCGGCCATGACTCATCAACGGCACCGTTAACCAGGCGCGCCACCGTCGCCGTTGTGCCGTCGGTCGAGACAATGCGGTACTCATTCCCGCGGTGAGCAAGTGAAAGCCGTTGCACCCCCTCCGGCATGCCGGAAAAGGCCGTTCCCGTGGCGCTGTTATAGGCAAGCGTCACATTCGCCGTTACCGCCGGGCTGCCGCCGGTTGATGCCGTGCCGGAGGTGTAAACCGGGGCATCACCGAAAACAGCTGCAGGCAGCGAAGAGGACGTGATCTCCCCACCCGCGAACGGACTGGCCGACTCGGTTATCAGTACGGTGCCGCCGTTGTCCTGCGCAACCAGGCCGGCGCCAGTGAGTCCCTCGGTGATGGCCGCCAGCAGTCCCGACATCGAGACGTAGTTAGCCACCAGCGACACCGGGTAGGTAACTCCCTGCCAGGTGATCGTGAACGTGCTGGAGCTGGTCGAAAAATCGTAGGTGGTCGGGGCCGCACTGGCCTGGACTTTTGCCACACTCCCCCCGGTGCCGGGCACTGCAGCCTGACCGGGGGTATATGACGCGATAAACAGATCGTAATCGACAGAGTTAAACCCCAGCGTCACCGGCATTCCAACCACCGGCGCGATCTCCGTCAGCAGCGGGCTTGCGATAACGCTGTATCCGGCCGCCGTGGTGATCTGGTAGTTCGCCTGGGCTTTCAGTTCGACCACGGCGCCAGCGACCCAGCTGGGCGGCAGTGAGTTATCGTTCTCGTCATTATCGTCATCATCATCCGTATCCAGCCCGGTAAACGTTACGCTCGAACCGGATACGGTCATGCTGTCTGCGATAATATCGTCGGCATCCGGCGACGTCTGGGCCATATCCAGCCCGGTACCGGATGATGTCCCTCCGACCTCAGTACTATTGACCCAGTTTTCACTGCGCTCATCGCCGGAAACGTCCGCGCCTGGTGGAAAATAGGTGATGTTGAAACCCGGCAGCGTTGAAGCTGGCGTACTGCCTACCCTGATATCGCCAGTGGTATAAATCAGTTCACCGACACCGAGACACAGCAGCATCTGGACGCGCATTTTCGTAGGATCGGCGGCATCGAACCGGGTAACGGGCTGGACCACATAATCCGGGTAGATACGCACCCGGCCAAACACCTCACGAATGGCATCACCGAGTTTTGCGGTGTTGGCCCGCGCCGGGTTCAGGTCGAGACTCCGCCCTGTGGATGAGGTATAGCCGCCCGTATCGATGCGGCTCATCAAAACAAGCGAATAGGCTGCAGCGGCAACGGAGATACCGACGCCGATCCACGCGATTGTGGCGGCCTCCAGCCCGAAGGGGACCGGATAAAGCCGTACATCACTATCAGGGCGGATCACACAGGTAGCCCACTCGCCTGGCGGAATTGACTGACCCTCAACCTCAACGGTCAGCGGTGGGACATCCCGATCGGTATAGTTTTCAACATTTTCCACCAGCCAGGTGCGGATACTGGTTACACCATGCTCATGCGTTTCGAGTGGTTCACCGGGAAGCCGGGACGGGTAGAAACGAATGGTCATCGCCAGAACTCCACTTTGACAAATCGCCGCTTAAACCGCGGCAACGGCAGAAAGGTGACGTTCGTTCCCGGGTTGCATTCCGCCACATGCAGCAGGCCACCGATACTGACGACAATCCCCACATGGGTGACGGTCGACCCGGAATAACAGGCCACCCCGGCCCCTTCGCAGGGTTCGCAGCGCTCAAGGGTAAGCATCATCCGGCGCGCTTCCCGGTCGAGTCCGCCGTCGTCTTTGGTGACCCCGGCAAAATCAGGCCAGAGAGGCATGCACAAATCGCGGCGTATCTCGTTCACAATGCCGAAGCAGTCGAGCTGCGGATATACGCGCCCGCCCTTCAGCCAGGTGACTGAACGGTATTTATCAGGAATAAACATGATGGATTCCTTAGCTGATATAACGCAGTCCGGGGAAGACAGGGAGCGTGTAGCGGTAACGTGGCCAGGCGGTATCGAGGATATTCATGTAGCCCGCAGTGATCTGCACCTCTGTCGCCGTCCAGTAACCAGACTTGATTTTCAGCGTATAAGGCACTGCCGCAGGCACTGCTAAATCCGTGGAGATATAGCTCCGGTATGTCAGCGATGCAGGCAATCTGTTAGCCAGGGCATTGCGGATCGCCGTTGACACAACACCATCGATATTGCACAGGGCAAATTTCAAATCTTGCGTGCCGTCCGCATTACGCGCCGGCAGCGCAATGTCTATCGCACAGGCGGTAAACGTTACGGTATCGCCGTTCTCCGTCGTTGCCGTAATATCCTCGTAGCCCTGACACAGGTAGTGAATATCTGAGCCAACGGTGATCTGCAGCGTTTCAATGATCACCTCCGGGCCGCTGCTGGCGTAGAGGCGTTTAATCTGCGTCATGATTCGGCCACTCCTTATTCAGGGCGATATCAAGCAACGAACTTCCGACTATCCATTCCGGGTAATGCCCCCATCCAGACGGCGGCAATGGGCGCTCCCAGAGTTCTACTGGCGCGGTATATCTCCAGTAAAGTCCGCCTTCTGGCGTGGGGCCTTTATAAATATCCGTGAAACGACACACGTAATTTTTCAGCCCTACAGGCGTTAATAACGGTATGTTGAACCACGCCGCCCCATCTGATAACTCATCCCGAAACCACGCCTCAAAAGCCTGCGCCTGGGCATCAGAAAAAATCCAGGCCAGATCTGTTTGGGTTGGTGTCGAGGTGTAGGCACGCCGCTGCCGTGCCCGGCCAGTTACCATCTGAGTCCGTTTCAGAGGAGATACAGGAGTTAAACCAAAACTCTCTTTAAGCGGACCAGGCAGGTAAGCGGAGGGGTAATAAAGCGTTGTGGTGATAGCCATCAGCTAATTTTCCTCCCCGAGGTAGTTTTCCCCATCAAGGCCTTATGCAAATCACCCTGACCGCTTGCGACTGAATTAACCGCCTTCCGGTATCCCCTTTCTGCCCCCTCATCTGCAGCTTTACGGACCAGCGCCAACGTTGCATCGGAAGGGTTACCATTGATGGGGATATTGATTGTGGGCGAATAAATCGCGCCGCCACCTGTTGACTGGTTTGCAACTCGATCCAGAGTGGCATCCAGTTTTGCGCTGGTTTTAGCTGTCGTAACGCGCTCACCTTTCTGCAGGAGCCAGGTTCCTGTTTCGGGCACAGAGTCGATACCGTCGTGAGCCTGTCCATGAAGCGCCGATCCGATAGCAGTCATGAACACGCCAGCAGCAGCTGCCGCAGCTATTGCTTGGGTTGACGCCACCACGGGACCTACATAGGGAACACCAATCCAGGCAGTGAAGGCACTCAACGCTGCCATTGCTACCTGAGCAGCCGCATATTGCAGTAATGCAGCCCCAACAGATTGAATGAATGTCGCCGCAAAGTCCTGAGCGTTTAATTTACCGGTTTCCGCCCAGTTAATTACCATATCAGTTAAACTACTAAACGTTTGTGTACCTACTTGCTGCATATTTGCATATAGGTTTGAATATGCAGCAGCTTGATCTGATATTCCAGAAACGAAACCTGCGACACCATCGTTTTGTAACTCTTCTAACTTCTTATAGTGTTCCTCTTGAATTCTTAGCCTTTCATTCAGCGAGTTTTGAAGCGCTTCTTTCTTTTTATCGTATAGACTTTTTTCAATATCTCCAGACTGAAATTGATTTAAAAGCTCTTCCTGTCGAGAAGCAAAATCTTGCTGAATATCATTATTATCCTGCATGCGTGAACGTTCACGACTACCAGAATAACGGCCAACTATTTGGTTTTCAAACCCTTGGCGGACTAATTTATTCTGTCTTTCGAGATCTGAAACATATTCAGCTACTTTCGCATTTTCCTGATTAAGCCGTAACTCTTCCTTCTTGGAATCAAGGATTTTAGCCGCAGTTCGAAGTTGTTCCTTCTGCCCTTCAGATAATTTTTTCAGGTTTCCGCTGGTTATATCAAAATTAATCTTCTCCAGCTCGGTTACTTCTGCAGTTTTTTTACCGGTTGTTTCAATGAGGGCGGCCTGCTTCTGTAAATCAAGAAGCCTACTTTTGAAAGCGTTGTCAGTCGGATTGCTTTTTGGTTTTATTTTGGGCTGATTCTGGTTAGACTCCCCTTTTCCCAACGAAAAATCATTATCCTTAGCCGTATCAATGCCAAGATCAGAAAGAAGAGATGTGAGTCCTTTCGCTCCTCTATCTACCTGCTCCGGGGTCATTCTTGACTTTATCGCGCGAAGAAATTGAAGACGTTTAGTTAAAAAGTCTAATTCGTCTTTTTGTTCCTTACTTTGATTCCCTCGTTTATTAAGGAATTCAATGCGCTGTGAAATATCACTTTCATCAGCAGCATTATAATTACCTGATACAGCACCTATACGAGAGCGGGTATAAGTAGCAATGGCCCCCAAGCCACCAGCAATACGCCCCACAACCCCGGCAAGGCTTATGGCTTCACCAACCAAGTCTGATAGCCCCTGAAGAACAGCAGGATCGGTGAAGACGTCACGAATGTCATCAAGCCCATCCTGCAATGGCGTAAGGTCAACCTTAGCCAGCCCCGAAGCCATTTCCATTTTAAGACCGCGGGCGCTAGTCTCTATATCCTGAAAGAACTGATTAACCTTAACAAGGTTATCAATATCTTCTTGCGGTGGTGCGACACCAAAATCTTTTGATAGCTGGATAAACTGTTTCAGCTTCTCGTTGTTGTTGTCGAACAACGGCAGCATTTTTGACAGGTCATTACCCAGACTTTCGAGAATATTAGTTTTCCCGGCCTGAGTGGGTATTTTCTGTAATGCTTCACTGATTGCCATCAGCTGCTTATCTGGGGATTGCTGAGCCAGCTTCTGAGCTGAAAGCCCCAAAGTATCCAGCGCCTGAGCAGCCTCACCTGATTTATTCAGGACCGCATCGCCGACCTTATCATTAATGTCTTTGAAAATATCGGCTATGTTGTCACCGGTTAAACCGGCTTGTTCAGCAGCATATTGCCAGGATAACAAATCCTGGGTGGACATTTTAAGAGATTTTGCCCAGCGATCAACTTCTGTAACCTGCTGTGCAGTATTTTTAACAATGGCTAGCCCAGCAGCGCCAATACCAACAGCTGCGGTAGCCGCTGCAGCCCCCACAGCAATGATTGAAGAACTTACCTCTTTAGCGTCTTTTTTTACCTGGTCGCGCCACTTCTGAGAAGATCTTTCGGCTTTATCCATGCCCTGAACAAATCCACCTACTTTAGCGATCAGGTCGATTGTTAACGTACCGAGGGACTTGCCAGACATTTAATTTCTCCAGGCAACAAAAAAACCCCGCCGAAGCGAGGTTTTGGTTTGTTTATATATTGGTTAAAATTATTTAACTTTTCCCGTATAGCCCGCATTCACCTGAGCATCAGCGGAGTCTATTTTCCCATGGGAGTAAAAAATAGTATGTGCTTCAGCACCTGTATATCCACCATAGGAGTTTTTAGCATTAATGGTTATCGGAATAAGCCATCCATATCGCATAGCCCCACCTGATTCAGCTAAAATGCCATCCTTAAACCATGCTTTCTCTGGTGTACCAAAAGTATAATGAGCAGAATATGGGTCTTTTAACATCCTTCCCCACCAATCCTTTATCTGCTGCTGATAGTTATCCGGTAACACCCCATAATCAGCCGAGTGCAACTGAACTTGGCTAGGTGGATTTGCGGCGCACGCAGTTAACAATAATGCAAATAACATAATCGCTATTTTCTTCATATCCCTATCCCATTGGTTATTGTTGTACTGATGATATTGATACCTACAGCGATTTAAAAGTTATCAATGCCAACTTTTCATAGCTTCTTCAAGAGATAATGGCGCTTCGTTGATGTGCGGTGCAAAGTCACTAACCTTGAACGGAGGCGTGTTCTTTGCCTTATTGATGTTAGCCAGGACAGAAGCCACCAGCGAAGCCCCCCACTCGGTACGCATCATAACGTTAAGCTGACCATACTTATTACGGTACTTTACCCACACCTGAAACTCACGAAGGCTCATTCGCTCCTGAGCCTCCGCTATGGTCCGCCCACCGATGCCGTTCATGACTAACTCACACCAGAACTCGTCTTCTCCTGTGAGTTCGTAGTCTTTCCCAGATCGTTGACTTCCTGGATGACGGCCAGCAAAGCAATAACGATCGGCCCATCGAGCGCGCCACGATCTGGGGTAGCAGTTCCAAGAATGTCAGCCGCGGTAAACACTGGGGCGCCGTCCTGATCGCAAATATGCGCCGCAATGCGCTCAGCAATCGGGTCCGATTTCCCGTTATACGCCAGCAGTTCAGCTTTAGTGGTGTGGTAGCCCATCGGGCGCACATAGACGGTTGCGATATGCTCTTTCCTGTCACGGCCTTTCCACTTAATTTCTTTTTTCACGGGACGCCCGGTAAAGGCACCGGTTTCTTTTAACGTATCGAGAGTAAGTTGCATTTCAGCTCCTGAATTGAAAAGCCCGGATAACCGGGCATATTAATTACGCTGCGGCCTTCGGCACCCATACGGAAGAGCCAGACCGCTGGATCGTGGCGGAGGTCGTCACAACAGCGTTACCCTGAAAATCAAACGGGAAGTCGGAAACGTAACCCTGGAAAATGAACCAGGTGCGATCCGATGGCAGCACCAGGCCATCAACAGCATCCTCAGCGCCAGGAGCGGCGGCTGTCGGGATACTGGTTCCATCTGACCAGCCAACCGCAAAAGTTAACGGCGTCTGATCATTCGCTTCAGCGAGACCATGCAACATAATGTGGCTGGCGTTCGTCGGATCAGCGTTAAGCCCGACGGTTGCGGCCGCAGGCGTTTTAAGCCCCTTTTTGTAGGTTCTTGAATCCCGCTCACTCAGACAGGTATCTTCAATCTGATCGGCAGGGTTGCCGCCGGGGTTGAAACTGGTGATGCATTCAACCTCGCTGACCACGCCAGACTTGAGCACAAAAAATTGCGTGCCTTGCGTTAATACAGACATGTTTTGTCTCCATAAAAGAAAAACCCGCACAAGGCGGGTCAGTTTGGGGTTGTTGGTTATCTGGGCGTTATCCAGTCAACATCGAAGGAATAGCGGTATCGCATTGTTTCAGGATCACGGCTTTGTTCACCCCATCGGGTGATATAGGCCTTGCCCTCAATCGCGTCGCGTAAAGCACGGGCAACGGCGATCACGTCGGTGTCAGTATCACCATAGACATCAACCTGCAGAGAATAGTGATCTGCATCTGGCCGCTGGTTTAGATAATTTTCAGGGTTGCCACCTATGTTTTGCCAGACTGCATAGGGGTAAACGATATTATCGTTCTGCATACCGAACGGATAAAGCCGCACGGGATTAGAGCCTAACAAATCCCTGACTGCCTGGCTGGCTGCGCAAACTGCAAATATTGGAGCAATCATACCGGCGTTCCTTTTTTAGCCGCCCGTCGCACAGCGCGATCAATGGACTTTTCCAGCTCCGCTGCGAAAATATTAATTACGTCGGTATCAACACCATTGATCGCCGGTCGCAAAACAGGCTTTGCTGCTGCGTGCTCTGTGCCGAACTCCAGGAATCGCCAGTACCAGGTATCCCCGCCGGGATTACCTTTATCTCCGGCAGTGTTAAAGCTTTTACCCACCCTGCCTTTTCGGACGTTGGCCTTTGTATTGGCGTATTGCCTGGCGCCGCCCATCACCCCGACACGAAACGTTGGATCGCCGGTTCTGCGAAATGCCTTGCTGCTGAAACTGACCACAATGTTTTTGTAGATAGCCTCTTTGGTGAGAGGGTCATCAACCCGCGCGGCATTATTGCGCGCTCTGTCCCTGATCACGTTTGCCGCTTTACGCAGCGCTGCACGACCGGATTTATCGCGAGTGACCTGTGAGACGGCATCCAGTTTCCCCAGGACGGAATCGAGCCCAGTCAGGTTTACTTCTACGCCATCAGCCATCGTTAGCCCCCTCTGAACATGGCAGTGTCAGGTATTCCCTGCCGCTCCGGGGGTCAGGTAAAACGCCCTCAATGTTGTAGATGCGGCCACGAAACAGGATCCGATGTTTGCGGGTAACACCCTCACGGTAACGAATCGTTATCCGGGTGGTAACTTCGCCCTGAGAGGCCTGGGCGGCGATAAACTCACGTGCGGATAAAGCAGCGACTTCGGCCCAAAGGGTTGCGACATCGCGCCAGGTATTAATCACGGCTCCCGTTGTCGGGTTCTGTTCTTTTACCGGCTCCTGCAGGGTTATCCTGTGACGCAATTTCCCGGCCTGCATATCACCCCCTCGTTCTTTGACTCAGGTACACAGGGCGATCATCACCCAGTGAAGTGATATCAATATCGTCATCTGCAGCCAGCGACTGGATAATTACATCGGACAGGGCGACGTTAGATTCAGCCAGGCGGTTTATCGCTTCCGTCTGCTCTCTCTGTGCTGCTGTTTGTTCTCTCAGCGCTGCTATCAGCGCGTTTACCAGTTGCTCGTTCATAGGCTATTTTCGTCCACTTTTTTAACCATTCACGCCGTTTAGCACATCCAGAGCAGCCCATTAATTCCACCTCCGGTGCCGAATCAGAAGCGCTTCAACACCCAGCGGAACTTCCGAAAGGTTCTGCGCTACCGCTTCGCGGTTCGCATACCAGTGTCCAATCAGCAAAAGCATTGCCGCCCAGATGCCGGAAGTAAAAATAATCTCACGGGGCTGAGTTTCCCCTTCCACTGGCGGCGTTAATGTTTCGACCAGCGCCCCGTCGCAGAACCGCTCAACATAATCGACGGAGGCCGACGCATAGGCAGAAATAAGCGTATCTTCGTCGTCACCATCAACCTTCAGATGCGCCTTTATCTGCGCCAGCTGTTCCTCGCTTATTTCCACCTTTACCCCCTGGTTTGGCTTTAGCAGGCTCCGCAGAACCAGAGTCTGTTGCCTTTTCCGGCTCAACCGCCTCGGCCAGATGCAGTTTCACCAGTACTTCGCCGATTCCTTTATGCACCTCGCGGATTTCCCCCTGAGATACCGTACCCAGGTGATAATGCGAGAACATACGGAGAGCTTTAATTTTCATCGCATTTACGCGGCCATTGCTGGCCGCGCCCTTTTTGTTATGCACCAGTGCTGACAGCAATATCACCCGTCACAATCGCTGCCGGGCGATAGTGGGCCAGCGCCAGGCGCTCTTCGCAAAGGATGGTCAGCATGTTTTTAACGAAGTTATCGCGGTCCTGGTTGCTGATCTCGATGGTGGCATCCATGCGATCCCAAACCTGCGACGCCAGGCCAAACGCGCCAACGGTGAATTTGCCTGCCGTCTGCGCCGTGGTCGACACCACCGGAAGCCCCCAAAGCACTTTCGAGGCAAACGCCTGCGGGCCACCGAGAATGTAATTGCCGTTAGCGTCCTTCAGCAGGGCAATACGGTGCCAGTCCGCCGGGTTCAGAATGATGCCGTCTGCTTCGAACTCACTCAGCGATACCTGATAGATGGCGTGTGCCAGAACATCAGCGCCAGTATCTCCGGTTGCGTTGAGTGTGGTTTCGTAGTCGTTCGCTACTACGTTGAGCCCCTGCAGGTTATCGCCGGTACCGTCCCCGTTCAGCATCTGGTTCTCTTCCACCAGTGCCAGTCCGTACATCATGCGGGAATTGATGTAAGACTCGAGCGCCGGGGCATCATCCATGATCTGGCGCGATGCCTGGATCCAGTGGGCGATAGTTTTCACGTTCGCCGTTTCTTTGGTGAAGGTGATATTACTTTCCGGCTTGAGGGTACCTTCTGCCACTGGTGCTGCAGCGTTGGTAAACACGTTTTCGCGCACGTATTCCAGCGCGTTACTGGTGATACGCCCCTGTGCCAGCAAGTCACGCACAGTCAGACGGCGAAGGCCCGGCATAAGAATACCCGGCAGCTGCTGCGGCTGGACCAGGGCGCCTGCCGACGCTGCGCCGGAACCAATCGCTTTATCAAAGCTGGTGACTTTCGCTTTGGTACGCGAGCCGTCCCAGCCCTTCATCAGATCTTCAGATACGCGCTGAGCAAATGACTTCTGCGCAGTCTGATCAGGAGAGTTCCCGGCCAGTTTCTGCTCAAGATCGAACAGGCGGGCACCGGTGGCTTTCAGTTCTTCCTGTGCTTTCGTCAGATCGGTCTGCATCTGCTTGTTGATTTCACCGGTCTGGTTGATGGATTTACGCTGTTCTTCGATAAGCTCCTTTACTTCTTTTTGGGAGTTTTCGATAGCTTTTTCCAGTACAGATAATTCAGACATGTGTTACTCCGTTAAGGTGTCCGCAGGTTAGCGGCAAATGAGTTAATGCGCTGTGCCAGCGCGTCAATGTCGTCGCTACCGAACTCGCTTCGGCCTGCAGACTTAACACGGGCGATAAATGCCTGTGCTTCAGAACGCGAAAGCCCGACTGAATCCCTCAGCCAGGCCTCCGCATCGCGAATAGATTTGATACTGTCGATGCTCTTCATAGCCGTTACGCCAGCGAGCTCGTTGGCCGGGAAAGTACAGACGCTAATTTCCCGCAGGTAAGAGATGTTTTTGAAGATGAGCCCTGACGTGCCAACGGTGTAATCATCAGGCCCAACGGAAAACCCCACTGACATCCCTTCAACCGTGCCATGCTGCATGGCAGCTTTCAGGTCTTCGGCCAGGCTAAGCCCTGGAGTAAGTTGACCACGGACAAATAGCCCCTTGTCATCTTCATGCATTGCATCCCATTTACCGACCGGGATAGCACGTGTCTGGTGGTTAAAGAACATGGCCACCTTGCGACTCTGGTTAGCAATCACACCAGCGAAAGCACCTGGCAAAATAATGTCGCCATCGGCGTCGGTGTTATTAAAAACCGAGGCATACCCTTCAAATGTTCCCTTACTGCCGTCGCCGATGAACTTGATTTCTGTCTGGTCGAAAGCCAGCGTCTTCTGAATGTCAGGCATCATAGCCCCCATAAAAATTAAGCCCCGGCATTGCGGGGCTCTTTGTTTGTTCCGAGATCGGTAATGGGCACGTTCTGCGACTGCCGTGTCGCCACATCACCTCCGGGCAGCGGCGGCAGGTTATCGAGCCTTCGAACCTCGTTAACGGTCCGAATCCCGGTATTGACCATGATTTGCATAAATGATGCCCGGCTTGTTGAATCACCGCGCAACAGCCCGTCGAGGTTATGCTCGGCGTGAATGATGCCCTGTTCTGACTCTTTGACCAGCCAGCGCTCAATGCTGTACTCCCACCGATCAAGGTAGGGTTTGAGGGTATACTGGAGAAAGCCTAGGTTTTGCTGTTCAATCCCCGATCCCCAGGAGGTGGTTTTGTCCACATCGCCGACCAGATGTGGAGGCACGCCGTAAAATCGCGCCAGTTCGGCGACCTGAAATTTACGCGCAGACAGAATTTCTGAATCCTGAGGCGAAACGCCGATAGGTTGCGTGGTGAAGCCGCTCTCAAGGATCCAAAGCCGCTTTTTGACCGGGCCACCAGCAATCTCCTTAAAGTTTTCCTCCAACTGCCCGCGCTGCTCTTTCGTCAGCACCTTGCCGTCAGTCATCAGGATCTGCGGAGACTTCGCACCATTGGCGAAAAATTCACGCTGGTTATCTTCCATCGCTATGGCCACACCAGCAGACTTCGCACTGAACGCCAACGGCGAAAGACCAGTCAGCCCATTGAAGCCAAACCCTTTGAGATGAAAAATTTCTTTCTGTGAAAAGTCGGCGTATTCAGTGTCCCGTCGGTAGCGATAGATAATATTTTTACCGTTATCGCTGAGCCGAACTTCCATATTGGCGCTCATCAGTGGAACCATGCTAATCACGTCACCAACACTGTTTCGCTCAACATGTGCATAGGCGTTGCCGTAGGCACATAGTTGCATAGTCATTGCTTCGCGAAACTCAAGAGCGGTCATGAAGTTGTTGGGACGGAATCTCAGCAGCTTCGCCAGGGGGTGACTGTTGTCCACTTTCGTGCGCTGATCATTTTTGGTCTGATAAACATCGAGTGGTAAAGATGCTGTTACGGTGGAGATTAACCGTAAGCGTCGTCTCAGCACCGTCTGGCAGATCCTGAAATTCCTGAGAGAATAGTGGACACCAAATATGGTGGACGCAATCCATGAAATCATTAACCGCAGTGCGTAAAAAAAGCCCTAATTATCCCGTTGAGTTCAAAATCAAAATGGTTGAACTCTCGCATCGACCAGAGATCTCCGTAGCGCAACTCGCTCGTGAGCATGGGATCAACGATAATTTGCTGTTCAAGTGGCGCCAGTACTGGCGCGAAGGAAAACTACGTCCTCCTTCAACAACAGAAAACAACGTGCCTGAGCTGCTCCCGATAACACTTGATGCCGAAGATGTTGTCCCTACAACCTCCCCCCGGTCACAACCTGTAGCTGCTGCGACACCTGAATCACTCAATATCAGCTGTGAAGTGACGTTCCGGCACGGATCACTCCGTCTGAATGGTGCCATCAGCGAAAATATCCTGAACCTGCTGATACGGGAGCTCAAACGTTGATCCCATTACCATCAGGGACAAAGATCTGGCTGGTCGCTGGCATCACCGATATGAGAAACGGCTTCAACGGCCTGGCGGCAAAGGTGCAGACGACGCTGAAAGACGATCCGATGTCAGGTCACGTTTTTATCTTCCGTGGGCGTAATGGCAGTCAGGTAAAGCTCCTCTGGTCTACCGGCGATGGACTGTGTCTGCTGACCAAACGGCTGGAGCGCGGCCGCTTCGCCTGGCCGTCAGCCCGGGATGGCAAAGTGTTCCTCACACCGGCACAGCTGGCGATGCTGCTGGAAGGTATCGACTGGCGGCAGCCTAAAAGACTGCTTACGTCCCTGACTATGTTGTAAGCCTCTTTATCCTAGTCGACGCTGAATGAGCCTGGTAATATACCCGGTATGAGCAGCTCACTTCCTGACGATATCAATGCACTGAAACGTCTCCTTGCCGAACAGGAGGCGCTGAACCGTGCCCTGCAGGAAAAGCTGAACGAGCGTGAACGCGAAATAGACCATCTGCAGGCACAGCTGGATAAGCTGCGCCGGATGAACTTCGGCAGCCGCTCGGAAAAAGTCTCCCGTCGTATCGCACAGATGGAAGCTGACCTGAAGGCACTTCAGAAAGAAAGTGATACCCTTACCGGTCGGGTTGACGACCCGGCCGTGCAGCGCCCGCTGCGTCAAACCCGCACCCGCAAACCGTTCCCCGAATCACTCCCCCGCGATGAAAAACGGCTGCTGCCGGCAGCGTCATGCTGCCCGGAATGTGGAGGCTCGCTGAGCTATCTGGGTGAGGATGCCGCTGAACAGCTGGAGCTGATGCGCAGCGCCTTCCGGGTTATCCGGACTGTACGTGAAAAGCATGCCTGTACTCAGTGCGATGCCATCGTGCAGGCCCCCGCGCCTTCACGGCCCATCGAGCGGGGTATCGCAGGACCGGGGCTGCTGGCCCGCGTGCTGATCTCAAAGTATGCAGAGCACACCCCGCTGTACCGCCAGTCTGAAATGTACGGCCGCCAGGGCGTGGAGCTGAGTCGTTCACTGCTGTCGGGCTGGGTGGATGCATGCTGCCGGCTACTGTCACCGCTGGAAGAAGCGCTTCAGGACTATGTGCTGACTGACGGTAAGCTCCATGCTGATGACACGCCTGTCCCGGTGCTGTTGCCAGGCAATAAGAAAACGAAGACCGGGCGGTTATGGACCTACGTTCGTGACGACCGTAACGCCGGGTCAACGCTGGCGCCGGCGGTGTGGTTCGCTTACAGCCCGGACAGAAAAGGCATCCATCCGCAGACCCATCTTGCGGGGTTCAGTGGTGTACTGCAGGCGGATGCATACGCCGGGTTCAACGAGCTGTACCGGGATGGCCGGATAACGGAAGCCGCCTGTTGGGCTCACGCCCGC